TGTAAGGTATACGACGATTAACCTATGGATATCGGGGGATCATTATTTAATTCAGGATTTTTAGGTGCTGATTTCTTCTGGTGGGTCGGTCAGATTGCTGACGATTCCACTTGGAGAGATAATATGTCTCCAGGTAAACAGACTAATAAAGAAGCAGTTCCAGGTTGGGGTAGGAGATATAAAGTAAGAATCATGGGTCTCCATGATAAAACTGTTCCTGTTGATGAGGAACTTCCTTGGGCACAGATAATGTACCCAGTTACTGCTGGTGGAGGTCAGGGTAGTGCATTTCAGACTGCAAACCTCCGTCAGGGTAACTTTGTATTTGGATTCTTTTTAGATGGCAAAGATCAAAGTGTTCCTGTTATTATGGGAGTGCTTGGTAATAATGCTCAGACTATTTTAAGTAATGATCAAGCTAGTGAGGATACTAACTTAGGTCCAAGAAGTGGATATGGTGATGGTGCTGTTATTAAAAAGGGTTCCTCTAAAGAAAGAGTTCCTGAGACCGATCTTGTTACTGAAAAACCAAAATCAAAAGAGGCAGCACAGGAAGAAGCAAATTCAAAATTAGAAACTAATCGGTTTGGTACTGCTAAGAATAAACCAGTATCAAGAGAGCAACAGGCAGACATTGATCTTGCAAAATCAATGAGTGAGGAGTTGGGATTGATTGGAGATGAGCAATTTGCATATATTCAGAAACAAGTTAAGAAGGGAATTGATAATAGAATTAAGAATGCAAACTCTACTCAAGCACCAGCAAAACCAGGAGCAACTAAAGAGAATATAGATGCTATTCATTTGACAGGTGCTGCTGATGTTATAAGAGAAGAACTATATCAAAAATCTATTCCTTTAATGAAACCCGATGATCTTATTGGGTCTTCTATGAAATCCATGCAGATTGTTGTAGATAATCTTGCTATAGATGTTGATAAGCATTTAAAATCTTTGCAAGACGGTGGATATGTTGATGCGGTTTCTATGGGTAAAGACCTACGTAATTTAAAAGCAACCCAAGCAAATGCTGCATGTGAAATGTCTAAGTATATGAAGATAATTTCTGATAAGATGATGGAATATGTCTCTAAAACTTTGAATAAGGAGTTGTCAGATAAAGTTGCTAAGATGCCATCCAGTCAAAGGTGGATGATGGCAGACATGACTGAGATAACAGGGCAACAAATATTGCAAAGTTATAATCAGATTGCTGATAATATGTGTGGTACAGTTGAAAAAGTACTTGAAGATACTTTGGATACTGGAAATCTAATGGATCAGATTAACGGTATGTCTAATAGGTTAATCAATCAAGCAATCACGGATCAGACTGGATTAACCTCAGATATAACCAAGGAAGATGAAATATTGGTTGAGGCAGAAAAGATTTTTAATAGAATCAATCAGGTTTCTGAGTCTTCTACGGCGACTATAGATGATATTGTCGATAGTTTAACAGATGATTCTGATCAACCAACTATTCCTAAAGTTCCTGCATGTTATGCAGAAGATCTAGCGGCAAAAGTTATATCATCTAATAAAAATTTAATCGATAAAGCAAATGATAATATCGTTAAGAGTATAAACTTTTTTATGGATGACATGCAGAAGATGTTATTGAGAACTGGTGAGGTTGAGGATAGTGGTGAGGTTATAGAAGGTCAGGTAATGTCTATTACTGATGCAGAAGTATTAGATCAAACTTTAGGTGGTACTAATTATCTTACTGCTACATCTGTTCCTACTGGGATCTTTGGTAATGTAAATCCAGGAATTACTACAAGTAAAGGTGAGGGATGTGTAGTTAATCTTACTGTATCCTCTGGTGGATTAGCAGGTTTTGGTGCAGCAGATGGTGCTCAACATTATGAGTGGGTAAGTCAAGGATCAAATTATGTTAATGGAAATCAAAATGGTGTTGTTTGTGATACTACTGGAATTGGTACTGGTATGATGATTAACATGACAGTTACTGCTGGAGAGATACAAACAGTACGGGTTCATACAATAGGTACAGGATATAAGGTAGGTGATACTATCATGCCTCATATGCAAGGAGGAACAGGATCTATTGCAGGTAACGGTGCATTTAAGTTGACTATGGTTGCAGGACCAGTAGACGCAGGTGGTATTGAAGTTATTAAAAAAGGAAAAGAGTATCAGGTGGGAGATGTTTTATTTGTTGACCAGACTAATTTTGGTATTAAATCTACCAATGCAACATTTACTCTTACAGCTACTCAGGAAAAAACAAAGAAGCAACTAAAAGGAACTGGTCAAAAGTTAGATGATATATTGGGATCTATTGCTGCTATTGGTGGTAATTTAACTCAAGCACTTCAGTTTGAGAATATGACTGCAAATGTTTTTCCTTTTGAGTTGCCACCTAATCAGGCAGTATCTGATTTATATACACTTGGTACTGGTGGTGCTGCACAAACAGAGAAGCAGTTACCTAATATTGCAAACATTGCAGGTAAGGTAAAAGATACTGCTATTGATTCTCTTAGTGGGGTTCCATTTATAGAACCAACAATAGGAGAATTGGAATTGAATTATGAAAATGCAAAGGCTGTAATTAACTCAAATAATACATGATAAATATCTAATATGTATTCTGAATATACTATACAATAGATGGCAATTGCTGCAACCCAATTTAATATATTTGGATCTGTTACTCAGAAGGAGATATCTGTTGGGTATATTTCTAGTATTAGAGGATATGTTCCTAACATTTCTTTATGCGAAGCAAATGATCATGAGAAAGAGTATCCAAATACAGCATTCATTCTTAAGAATAGGGATAAGGTAAAATATATTGGTATAGATGAAGTTAATAAGTTAGTACCAGGAGATTTACTACCTAAAAAAGATCCTGATAATTGTGGTTCTATTGACTTAGATCATAAATGTAATTCTAATCCCGAAGTATATTTCTATGGTGGTGGTGGAGTAGGTGCTTTTGCTAATCCAGTAGTTGGAACTGATGGTGGGTTACTTACATTAGATATTACAAATCCTGGTTTTGGATATCAATACCCTCCTAAAGTTGAGGTTAAGGATGAGTGTGGTTTTAGTAAAGGTGCGGTAGTTCGTGTACAGGTATCAGATGGAGACAATTGTGTAGAGACATGGAAATATTATAAGGATCAGATGGATGAGTCTGGACCAGATATATGTGCTGATACTAGTATACCTTATGGTAGAGTTTGGGGTGTAAATGGTCAGGATACTGGAGAGTGGGATCCTACAAAGTATACTAGGTATGCAGCAGATCCTTTAATGGATGAGGTTGATAAGTATCTTGAGAGTCTTAAGAATTTATCAAATCCTTGGTGGACTACGAGGCAGAATTTAAATCAACAAAATATTACTTCGTCTAAGAATGGAGAAGTAACCACAGTAGGATATGCTGTTAGTGTTACTGAATGGTCAGACTTCTTAAATCTATATGGTATTTCACCAGTACCCCCATCAGATGAACCTGGATCTGCACACGGTGGTGAGACTTTTGATTTTGAATGGGATATAGAATTTCCTTGGGGTGGTGAGTATATCTTTAGAGGTTTGTATGCAGGTGCTGTAGGTTTTGGGGATTTATATATTGATGATCAAAAGGTATCTTCTTTAAGGAATAAAGATGGTCTAACCGACCCAATCAAATATGAAGTTGGTATTGCTACAACAAAGAAAGTAGCTTTTAAACTTCATAATGGAGCAACTACAAAGAAAGCACCAATACAACCAAGTAGAGAACCAATAGTTAGAAATGCAGGTGGAAAATTTATAAAGGAAGGTAAGAATTATTTCTATAAAGTATCTGGAAATGATCTTGTTGATATAGATTTTGATTTTGCTTGGGATAAGAGTCTTGGACTACCTGAAGAAGAAAAGGAAAAGTTAGAGACAAAAAAAACAGTACAGTTTATTACCAGTCATCAATCACCTCGTGATAGTACATTTGAGATAAGTGAATTAGGAATTAGATCTCATAAGAATGATGAACGTGGAAAGGTAACTGGAGTTTTTAATACCTTTGCTAAAGAAATTGAGATTGGAAAAGAGTATCAAGTAACTGTTAAGTGTAATGCATCAGATGATTATGGTGTTAAGTTGAGAGTTAATAAGGATGGTCAGGGAAGAACTCGTCTTCAGATGGAGGATTATAAAGATTATAACTGGAAAGACTTTGAAGTTTCTATAACTGATGGTGAGTTTTATGATCTTGTAGATGGGAATACATCCAATAGAACTGCGACTTGTAAATTTAGGATTAAGAAACCTGTAACACCTTCCAAACCTAAAGAAAGACCTGCTATTAGTAAACTTACCATTCAGACTGAGACGGAACCTTTGGTATTTGAAGTTCCTAAGACTGATTTTCAACCACCAAATATTGGTAGGAATAACAGTAATACTATTACTTACAGGGGATTGAAGAGGTCAGGTGATAAACGTTGGGATAGTCCTCAGAGACTTGCTTTCGATGATAATTCTGGTAATGGATTTGATGAGAATGCTAATTTTACTATCAATTATGTTAATGGAGGAACAGCAGTATTTAATTCAAGTGGTGATTCTATTGATGTTGAGGGTACTAATGTACAAATTGGTCTAACATATAGTTGGTCTGATTCACCTAGCAGAAGTGGTAAGGCATTAGAGTCTATTCGGATTGGTGATGTAACTTGGACTCAAACTAATAGTAGTACGGGTACTGAATCCCATGAGATAATCTTGAGTGGTGGAACTAGTCTTGCAGATACTCTAGGTAAAGGTGGTAAAGATTATCAACAGAAAGGTATTATTAGTAAGAAAGGTAATTTTAAGAATGGTAGAAAGTATAGAGTAACATTTGATAGACAGTCATATACTAAAGTTCCTAGTATTGGTGATACAGGTGCTACTCAGGAGACAGAAGATCAGAAGATTGATTTCTTTGATAGAGGTGTAAGGATAGGTAATACATTACAGATTGCTACTCCTCAGAATGCATCCTTTGCTGCAAGGACTGCATATCAATTGTCTGAAAATGAAAGTAGAATAGTTTATCCTGCAGATACAACAACTACAGAGCAAACAATATTTAATACTCTAAAATATATTGATAAGGCAGATAGGAGACTATGGAAATCGAAAAATAAGAGAGGACTCTTAGCAAAGTATGGTGTTGCTCCTTTTGATACTGCACTATCACTTCCAAACATGCCTTATGCAGGGGATCATACAATTATATGGGCAAACATTACTTTCCCTGTTAGTACTAACTATGATATACATGTTCATGTTGATGATGATGTACGAATAAAGATAGGTGATCAGGTTGACTTCTTCCAAGATGGATTTGTAGGTAATAACAATAAAGCAACAGGAGAGGTTACTCATACATTCTTTGTAAAGGCAGGAACATATACTATTACCGCAACTCACAGTCAAATTCCTGGTGGTAAATGGCCAACAACTAATCCGATGGCATTAGCAATTGATATAAAAGCAAGTTTAGCATATAAAACGGTTGCAGATCCTAAGAGTTGGAATGAGAATCCAATGGCTGTTGCATTATCAATTAAAGCACCAACTCCTCCACCACCAGCAGCAATAGTTCCACCAATATTAACAGAGGGAGAATGTCCAGAGAGTCCTATTTGGCATACTCGTATGAAACCAGAGGGATCTCCTTGGTATCCAGTTAAGTTTGGGTATTGGGATAAGTGGACAAATAAGTATGCAATATCTCCAATTCCTCCTCTTAATAGTCCTGGTACAGATGGTACAGGTAACTCAGATGGATGGGAACAGACTTGGATTATAGATGCACCCTATGAAGGAGATTATACCTTTAAGGGTACAGTAGATAACTTTGGTCAGATTTTAGTTAATGGTAATTTAGTTGCTGAAAGAAATGATGATCCTAATCTCTCTTTTAAAAATGAGGAATATAAAAGATCAAGTTTAGATGTTGTAGTAAAACCAAAAGATAGAGATGAACCATGGCCTCAAGAAACCAAATTCTATATGGCAGAAGGTAAGAACACTCTTACTGCTAGAGTTCAAAACTTTAAAAATTATGAGACTAAAAAGAAATATTTTAGTCAAAAGATTTTTAGTACTAAGGATTGGCAATCAGGAGCACCAATAAAGACTAATAAGAATAACAAACCTGAAGGTATAATGTTTACTAAGACAGGTAGTAAATATTATCTTACTGCTTATGGTAACGATATAGTTGATGCTGATCTTGGATTTACTTGGGATGTTTTAGAGGGTGCTGCTCCACCTACAACACCTAATAGTGAAACAGTACAGTTTATTACCAGTCATCAATCACCTCGTGATAGTACAATTGATATTAAGGAGTTGACCATAAGGTCTCATAAGAATGATGAACGTGGAAAGGTAACTGGAGTTTTTAATAACTTTACTAGAGAAGTTGAATATGATAAAGAGTATCAAGTAACTATTAAATGTAATGCAGCAGATGACTATGGTGTTAAGTTAAGAGTTAATAAGACTGCTGATGGAAAAGAACGTCTCCAGATGGAGGACTATAAGGATTATAATTGGAAGGACTGTGAACTTACTGTAACTGGTGGTAGATTTTATGATCTTGTAGATGGGAACACATCTAATAGAACTGCTACTTGTAAATTTAAAGTAGATTCTCCTGCTGCTAAGCTTAATTTCTCTCCACCTTCTGTAACTAAGATTACTGTACAAACAGAAACAAATCCTTTAGTCTTTGATGTACCTAAAACTGATGCTCAACCACCAAATACTGGTGGGAATACTAGTAACACTATTAGTTACACTGGATTGAAGAGACCAGGAGATAAACGTTATACAAGTTCTAGAAGACTTGCTTTCGATGATAATTCTGGTAATGGATTTGATGAGAATGCTACTTTTAATATTGATTCTGTTACTGGAGGAACAGCAGAGTTTAATTCAAGTGGTGATTCTATTGATGTTCAGGGCACTAATGTACAAGTTAGTTTAACTTATGTTTGGGCTGATTCACCTAGCAGAAGTGGTAAGGCATTACAGAAGATTCAAATTGGTAATACTACTTGGACACAAACCAATAGCAGTACGGGTAGAGAAACTCATATAATAACTTTAAGTGGTGGTTCTAATCCTGCAGATAATTTAGGTAAGGGTGGAGAGCAGTGGAAAGTAAGTGGTACTCTTAAGAAGAGAGGAACCTTTAAGGCAGGTAAAACTTATGAAGTTACTTTTGTAAAAGGGTATGGTCGTAGACCAGATGGTAGTGCAATTATTAACGTACCAGATCCTACTGTTCTTGAGTCTGGTTGGACAGATGAGACACAGACTTCAATTAAATCTAATCCTAAGATGGCATTTAAGAATCCTTGGGATTATTTGCAAGCAATTTCTGTTTATCAGATGTCTTCTGCGGTTGCTGAACAAGAACTTTTTGCAGACACTACAAGAAATGGTGTAACCTATAAAGGACCAGCACTGTTTAATTATAGAAGTAAGATATATGGAACATTCATGAATGAGAATGGAATCTCTCCTGATTATCCAAAAATTGGTGGTGCTGAGTTAGTTAATTACACTTGGAGTAATGTTGATTTTCCTGTAACAGGTGAGTATGCATTTACATTCCAGAATGATCATTCAGCAACTCTTTTTCTTGATGGTCAGCAAATAGGAACTAATACCTTTAGGGGAATTGATAAGACTAAAGAAGATATTGGTGCTGGTAGGCATAGTATTGATATGACAGGTGAAGGTACTCCTAAAAAGATAACGGTTAATAAAGGAAAGCATACTCTTACAGTAAAACCAACTGTTTATACAGCAGAAACTGGAGGTCCAATAGGATTCATAGATGCTCTCTTCCGTAAACCATCCGAAGATTATTACAGAGGTTCAGCAGCATTTGATGCTAATCCAAGTACCTTTGCTATAGGAATAACAAGATTGGTTGAGGATGTACCAGAACCAGGAACACCTCAAGCTTCAGCAGCATCAGGAAAATCATGGTATCAAAATCCAATAGGACTTTGTGGTATAATTATTCCTCCACCATGTAAGCAGATAAAATGTGGAAAGGGTAGAATTGTTGATCCGTTAGTTGAAGATCCTGGAACTGGTTTTGAAACAAAACCTACTATTACAGATGATCCAATTGTTGTTGTTGATCCTGGAGATGGAAAACCACCAGATTATCCTGTTCTAATTGTACCTGTTAAGGTTGTTATAGATGATCCTGGCATCAACTATACGGAACCAGATCCTCCAGGTGGAGATCCTGGTGACACTCCAGTGGTTGATGACCCTCCTGGCAGTGGTATTGCATTGACTGCTACATTCACACCTCACGGTGGTATTTCAGATATTATAATTCTTGATCCAGGATCAGGAGTTACAAGTACTCCTAGAATTGTTATACCATCTGATACTGGTGTTAATTTCCGTGGTCATTTTATATTCGATGTTGTTCGTGATCCAATTGATGTACCTGATCCTGATAAACTAGTACAGGTAACAGACCTAGTTGGATTAAAACAAACTGGATATATACAAGGTCGAGCATACTATGGTTCTGTATACTATGAGAATGGTATTCCTTATGCAGGAATAACTGCGACTGCTGGTAAAGCAATCCAAGTTTATGCTTCTCTTCAAGAGAGTATTGATGGTGTGAGAACTACACCTCCATCAGCAATTCAGAGACAGGGTACTGATGTTTCTAGTAATGACCCTAGACTTAATATACCAGGAACTCCTGATAACCTTACCTAATAATATAAATGTCTGCACCTACCTCATATAATAGAAAAAATTCTAGAGCACCTTCTAAGAATAGGTTGTTGTCTCCTTTAGAGCAGGAGGAAGGTAGTCAATATGATACCGCTAAGATCAATTATACTGCTGTTGGGTGGGGTAATGATCATGGTTCTGTTACTATGGGTCAGATTCATAAAGATTCTGATGTAACTGCAGCAGTAATGCTTAATACTAGAGATGGATTGCATCAATTCTCTTTAGATAATGATGGTGTAAGAAGAGGTTCTACAACTTCTACAAGCACTGGTTCATTTCAAGTTAAGTGTGGTAAGTATCCTTGGATTGAGAAAGCAGCAGATAAAGAAGCACTTGATAGTTGCTTTATTGAGGCAGAGAATGGTAATATTGTTATCAAGGCAAGTAATGGTAAGATCAGACTTGAAGCAACTGACATTGAGTTAGTTGCTAAAGGTGAAACAACTGATCGAGGTAATATTAAAATGACCGCCAGTGAAAACATTACAATGGAGTCAAAAAAGACTCTTATAAATGCCAAAAACTTTTACAAAATGAGTACACCACAAACTATGGAAATTATTGCTAACGGAGTTCTGAAATTGTATGGAAAAACAATTAGAGGTGTTACTGATGCCGTGGATGTTAAAGATTCTAAGGTAGGTGGTAGGAATTTCCAACAAAGAGTTAAGGAGGGTGCATAACAATGTCTTATAACGTAGATGATTTAAATGTAGGTGGACAATTAAAGGTTGGTACTGGTATTAACGGTGCTATCCAAGAAGGAGCAGAAAAAATCAATGGATCTGCTTTGGTAGAGGGTCCGATGGTAGTTGGATCACCTGATGATTTTGATGAGATAGAGGCAACCTTAATGGTTGGTCAGATATCTAATGAAGATCCTAATATGCCAGAGGATACTAGTCCTTATAAGACAGTTAATGGTATTTCAGGTGCTCAACCACAAGCAATATTTTCTAAGGGAAATATGTATGTTCAGGGAGATATATTTGTTACTGGATCTGTTGATTGCTTTTCAACTGGTAGATTAGAAGCAAGACATAAGGTGGCAGATAGATCACCTAAACTATTTGATATGCCACATCCTTCTACAGAGGGATATAGACTTGCTCATGCATGTATAGAAGGACCAGAGGTTGGTGTTTATTATAGAGGAAGACTCCGTAATAAGACTGAGATTGATTTGCCTTCTTATTGGAAAGATTTAGTTCATGCTGAGAGTATTTCTGTACAGTTGCAACCAATTGGAGCTCCGCAGGATATTATTATAAAGAGATGGGATGATAGTAAGATATATTTACAGGCAAGAGGACCAATTCCAATCGATTGTTTCTATCATGTGTATGCAGAAAGAAAGGATGTAAATGCATTGGTGGTTGAGTACCAAGGAGAAACCCATGAGGACAGACCTGACAGAGAAGGTAACGATCCTAAGTATGCTGGAGTGATCAATACGAGGACTAAGTAAGGAGGGGGTTGACAAGGGTTGACAGAGGTGGTATATTATATTTGTTGAGTTGACGAACCCAACACGGGAGTGACTGAATGAACTTGCTGGCATAAGGCTAGTTAAGGTGATGAGACACAGGTGGTGCTGCACGTTGAAAACGTGAATCGACTTACCAGTCGGGTCTCAGACAGTAAGGTAAAAATCTACTCATGTAGCAATGCCCCTTACTTGTTGGTACACATAAATCCAACCTCCCACCCCAATATTTTAGAGGAACATGGAAGAAGAATATTTAACTAAGTGTGTTGTTGATACACTTCAAAGAAAGTTTTACCTTTATTCTAATGAAGGTGATAAAAAAGTCGTGGTCTGTGAGTCTGTAGATGAGTTTATGAATGTACTAGAGTTAGTACGTGCTACATGTCCAGAGGAACGGTTAGTTTATACGGAACCTCTCTCAGGGAAAATCGACTTTTAATTCCAAAAAAGGCGGGAAAAAATCTCCGTAAAAAAATCCTCGTGATAGGTTTGGCATGAAATACAAGATCGACTCTACATACTGTTGGTACAGCGATTGGTTGAATAAGAACAGTAGGGTTGTTTTGATGTATTTTATCAATGGCATTCCATTCACATATGATGAATTAGATGATATTGGTATATTAGAAGAAGATGCTAGAATAATTGCTGATTACGAAACTAAATACAATACGGAAGAATTATATAACTACTCTTGTTACCTAATGCAAGAGGAATTCCATCCATTATTGTTTGAGATGGAACTTGAGAATCCAGAGATATTGTTTAATGATAAATAATCCATAACGGCTATACGTGTTAATAAAATGGGTCTTTCCAGATTAGATAATTTTCTGAAATCGGCAAGGGGAACGATTCTCTATGTTAATCCAAACGATTTAGATGCAACAGATAGTGTTGAGAATAAGGGTAATTCGTTAACTCGACCTTTTAAGACTATTCAACGTGCTTTGATAGAGGCATCTAGATTTTCTTATCAGAAAGGATTGGATAATGATAGATTTGGTAAAACGACGATTTTATTATATCCAGGCGATCATGCTATAGATAATAGACCTGGTTTTATTCCAGATTCAAGACTTGGTAGTAATAAATTTAGACTTAGGAATGGTGCGACTTCTGATAATTTACCTCCATTTGACCTAACATCCAATTTTGACTTAACTTCTCCAGATAACGAACTTTACAAATTAAACAGTGTATATGGTGGAGTTATAGTTCCTCGTGGTACTTCTCTTGTTGGTTTAGACCTTAGAAAGACGAAAATAAGACCAAAATACGTTCCAAACCCATATGATGCAAATATAGACAGAACAGCAATATTCAGAGTTACAGGAGAATGCTATTTTTGGCAATTTTCCATATTTGATGCAGATCCTAACGGTAAGGCATATAGGGATTATACAACTGCTAGCTTTGTACCTAATTTTTCACACCATAAGTTAACAGTATTTGAATATGCTGATGGTGTTAACAAGGTTAATATCAATGATACCTTTATACAAGGTGTAGATGGTCAATATGATCGTACTGACCTTGATATGTACTATGAGAAGGTTGGTCTAGTTTACGGTCAATCATCAGGTAGACCAATTGAACCAGATTACCCTGCTGCAGGATTGGATATACAACCAAAAGTTGATGAATATCGTATTGTTGGTTCTACAGGTAGAACTGTTGGAATCACCACAATTATTGCTGGTGATGGAATAAACCCAGATACTAATATTACTGTTACTACTTCTACAGCAGTTCCTGGACTTGATGTAGATACTCCTTTCCGTATTGCTAATATTGGTGTATCCGAGTTTAATGGTCAATTTGTCGTATCTGAGAAAATTAGTGATACTCAAATTAAGTATCAAGTACAAAATGCACCTGCATCTGCAAAACCTAGTGTAGCAGGAGCAACTTTATCACTTACATCTGATACTGTAACATCATCTTCTCCTTATATCTTTAACGTATCATTACGTTCTGTATATGGTGCTTGTGGATTGCTTTCTGATGGATCAAAGGCAACTGGATTTAAGTCTATGGTTGTTGCTCAATACACTGGTATTGGATTGCAGAAGGATGATAATGCGTTTACTGTTTACAGTTCTACTGATGGTAAGTACAGTTATCAATCATCTGCTTCAGAACCATTAAGTACTAATTCAAGAGCAATTTATAAACCAGAGTATGCAAACTTCCATATAAAGGTAATAAATGATGCCTTTATTCAGGCAGTTTCTGTGTTTGCTATCGGTTATGCAGAACATTTCGTAACTGAGAGTGGTGGTGATATTTCACTTACAAACTCTAACTCTAACTTTGGTGCAAAATCTCTATCTTCTGATGGATTTAAAAAAGACGCATTTGCACAGGATGACCAAGGATATATTACCCACATTATTCCTCCAAAAGAACTACCTCTTACAGAAACATCTGTCGAATTTGAGTTAGTTGATGTTGGAGTAACTACTTCTGTTGGTATTGCAACTAATCTTTATCTTTATGGTCAGAAGAACCAAGATATTTTACCAGAAAATGTTAGAGAAGGATATAGAATTGGTGCAAGATCTGATGACAAGTTAAGAGTTCTTATTTCAGAATCTGGTGTTGTTAATGAGTATAGTGCTCGTATTGTTATGGAAGGATCAGAGTCAACCTCTGAAAAGTCCTTTGGTGTTGAAAGAATATTAACTGGTAATAATATTGCAAATAATGTAATTAGATTTACTTCTAATCATACATTTAAGAATGGTGAATCTGTTCGTGTAATTAGTGAAAATGGACATTTACCTGATGGTATTACCCCAAATACAATTTACTATGCAATAACCAAAGAAAATGCAAGTAGTGGTATTACAGCAGACACTGATATTAAACTTGCAAAGACTCTTAGTGATGCGTTGACTGATACTACTGGTAATGAAATTGCTATCAACCAGAAAGGTGGAATTCTAACTGTATCAAGTAGAGTATCTGATAAGAACTCTGGTGATATTGGACACCCAATTCAGTTTGATAGTGGAAATTCTCAATGGTACGTTAATGTAGGTTCTGCTAATACATCTTTCTATACCAAAGTAAATGAGTTAGGTACTGCTAATTTGGGTGATGCAACACCAAGAACCTTTGTAACAAGAAAGAATGATAATAGAAACTCTGTTGATACTCTTTACAGAGCAAGATATGTAATTCCAAAGGATGGTGCAACTGCAAGACCTCCAAGTGATGGTTATATTCTTCAGGAATCAAACCATACAACTGCAGCAACTGATGCAGAAATTCAAACCTACTATGGAAGTGGATCACTATCTTCAGTTAATCAGCAAAGAAACTTTAGATTTATTGCAGGTGCTGAATGGAATGGTTCTGATACAGTAACTGTATCTACAGAATTACCTCATAACTTAACAGTTGGATCTGATGTTCAGTTAGAAAATATTAGGAGTACTGAAAATGCAACTGCTGTTGCAGATTCTGGATATAACAGGAATTATACTGTTATTGGTATTAGTAGTTCAAAGGCATTTAATGTTGGATTAACAACTAATCCAGGTACATTTACTAATGATACTTCTTCTAGAACTACTACATTACCTTACTTTAAGAGAAAGAGGTATGAAAATAACTACTATGTCTTTAGAAATCAAGAAGTACAAGAATATATCTCTGGAGAGCAGGATGGTGTTTACTATCTAACTCTACTTAACTCTTCTAATGCTCCAACGGTAGCACCTTTTACTAATGAGGACTTCTCTCAACCAGTAAAAGAATTATTCCCTCAAACAAATAGAGACAATCCTCATTCAGATCCCCCAGAAGCTAAATCTTTTGCTTCTCCAAGTTTGATTGGTGATGTTGTTGTTAATGATGTTAGAAGTAGTATTACTAAGGAAACTGTTAATAAGTATAATCGTGATGTTGATTTTGGTGTAGGAATTTCTAATATCAAATCTACAACTGGATTTGCTCATGAAATTACTACCGATGTAGATCATGGATTGAATAGAATTACTAAACTTAGTATTGGTGTTGGTAATAGTGGTGCTGGATATGGTGATGGAACTGGTGGAGACTATTATAATGTTAAATTAGTATCTATCGGTGCATCTGTAACTGGTAAGAGTGCAACTGCTAAAGTTACTGTTGATCCTACTGGTGGTGTAACTGCTGTTAAGATCATGGACGGTGGTAGTGCATATGGTATAGGTAACACTCTTGCGGTTGTTGGTATTGCAACAACAACAGGTCACGTTGCTGCTGTTGTTGAAGTTGAGAACATTTATAATAACATTGGTGATGTTATTAGAATTAGTGGAATTACATCTACTGCAAATTCAGGATACAATCAACTTTATAGAGTTGATTCAGTTGGATTTGGATCTGCTACTTCGGTCAATGTATCATCTTCCTCGTCTATTTCTAACTTCTCTACAACTGGTATTATTCCAGATATTGCTGAGAAAGCATATCTTTACTTAACTGGTGGAGAGATTAGAGTTAGTACCTTAACTTATGATAATGGTTCTGGTATTGCAACAGTAGTTACTGCAAATAATCATGGATTAAGAGTTGATACAAGAGTTAGACTTGCTGGTGCTGATAATGACTTCTACAATAATAGTTTTGTAGTTACTGAAAACATCAGTCTCAACTCCTTTGCTATCAATATTGGATCAGGGGAGGCATCACCTGCAACAACAGGAAGTATTGCAGTATATCATGAAGGATATGCAGCAAATGATGGTGCTATTTCTCTAGACAATGAAAACTTATTTGGTAGAATGGTTCCAACTTATGCTGGAATTACAACTGTAATCTCAAATAACGTTTCTAATACTACTACAGACCAACTTTATATTGAGAATATCAAGAAGTATGATATTCAGATTGGTGATTACTTGGTAGTTGATGATGAGATCTTTAGGGTTAAGACTACAACCAATGCAGGGTCTACGAATCAGGTATCAAACCCATTAACAGTATTCCGTGGTGCTCTTGGATCTAAGAGATCAACTCACACTATCAACTCTGTTGTTAGAAGAATAGATGTTAACCCTGTAGAACTTAGAAGACACTCTATTATCCGTGCATCTGGTCACACATTTGAGTATGTTGGATATGGTCCAGGTAACTACTCAACTGCATTCCCAGATAAGCAAGATAGACAGATTAGTTTCCAAGAGGAACTATTAGCACAATCAACTAAGAAAGCTGGTGGTGTCAACTTCTACACTGGTATGAATGACAAAGGTATTTCATACACAGGTAATAAGAAATTAAGTACATTAACAGGTCAGGAAGAAATCTTTGACACCCCAATTCAAACTGTTACAGGTGAAGATATTGGTGCTCTTCCTACTATTAACGTAACAAATGCTACCGAAGGTTCATTTAGTCGTTCTATTAGAGTAGAGGGTGGTCCTGATAATAAGGCATCATCTGAATTTAATGGTCCTGTTATTCTTAACAACAAACTAACATCTGTATCTGATAAGGGTATTGAGGCACAGTCATACTACATTCAGGGTGATCAGATTGTTTCTAGAAAGCATACTATATCAAACGTAGCACCTACACTATCTGGTAACCCAGGTGACATTGTTTGGAACTCTGACCCAACTGATGGTGGATATGTTGGTTGGATAATGAGTGCTGATAATGATTGGAGAAGATTTGGTAATGTAAGTAACTCTAAGTATTCTAATATTGGAGTTTATGATCAGGTTGCTATTGGTACAATCACACCTAATCTTAACAGATTCCAAGTTGGATCAGGAACTACATTAGTTTCTATTGATGACTATGGTGTAGGTATTGGAACAACTGCAAATGGATATGGTCTTCATATCATTTCTGGTGCTAGATTTAGTGGTAACATTACAGATATTGATGGTGCAGCAGGTGCTCCAGGTGAAGTTATTGAATCAACTGGTACTGGTATTAGATGGTCTAATATTGGTCAGATTAACGGTTGGTCAAGAACTGCTGATAACGATGGAACATACAATACTAACCAAGACTTCATAGGTATTGGTATTACCACACCTAAGACTAATTTGGAAGTTGGTACTGTCGGAATGGCAGCGACTGCTCTGAAGGTTAATGGAAGTTCTGAGTTTGTTGGATTAGTAACTGCTACGAACGTTTATGTAAGTGGTATGTTGACTGCATCTGCGATTGACTTGCAGACAGGAACACAAGGTCAACTTAGTGTTGGTGTTATTACTGCTACTGGATTCAACGTTGGTGAGTTTGTTGTTACAGGAGATAAGGTCGGTATCGGCACAACTCAACCGAAGAGTGCTCTCGACATTCAGGGACATGCAACATTCAAGACATACTCTGAAAATGTAGGATACTTACCTATCAATGCTAGTATTGTTACTGTGGATCTTTCACATGCACAATCCTTTATATGCACAGCAACGAGTGATATAACCAAGTTTGATCTTACTAATTTGCCGCCTGGATCGACATCATTTACGATCAAGGTTCAACAAGACGGAACAGGTAATCGAACTGTTGGTATAGATAACTTTAGTATTAACGGTAGTGCATTGATTCCAGTAAGGTGGCCAGGTGGAATTGCTCCTGTGGTTACTGTAACAGCAAGTAGATCTGATATCTACTCATTCAAGATATGGGATGGTAACAATGCAGTTAGTGAAGGACTATACGGAGTAATCGGAGGTCAGAACTTCGCATGACACAATTAGATTTTTATAGGGACATAGATACGTCCCTAGAAATTAACGGACCAACTTTATCATTTACTTTACAACCTACAGGTGCTTTTGGAAATTATAATGGTAGTGTCGATCTAATTGGTATTGCTACTGCAAGATTTGAATCTGGTATTGGTGCTACCACTGGTAATATCAATTATAGGTGGTATAAAGAAGGAACGGGATTTATTAGTGATAGTGCAAAATATGTAGGAACTGGTACAACCACATTAACCATATCAGGTATAGCAACTGCGGATCATAATTCGCAGTATTTTCTTGTTATCGATTATGTTCCTGACCCATATCCTGCAAATACTCCTAACGCATGGAATGAACCATTTACGTCAGGAATAGCAACAGTTGGTATGTATGGGTTTATTCAGGTAAACTCTCAACCTACTGCATCAACAATTATTCCAAATGTTAATACTACATTTGAAGTTGATGCTAGTTTAAATGATTCTTCCACTTCTGGTATGGGATATCAGTGGCAAATGGCTGGAACTGATATTTCTGATGGATCATTCACTACTCAGAATATATCAGTAACACCAGGAACTCCTACTCAAGAAGAAGTAATTAAC